TTTTGTTGGTGTTTTTATTGTTGGCACGCAGTTGGCAGTATCTCTAGCGTTCAACAAACAAACACAACGGAGAAACAACAATGAACAATTTACAAGATTTTGATAACTACATTGACTCACTATGTGATGACGTATGGATCAATTACAAAGCGCAACTAAACGATCAAAACGACTGGCATGATATTGCACATGAACTAGCAGACGGTAGCCAGTATGTTATTTATTACGGCATTGCGTGGGATCTGGTAACGATGATACGCCAGCAAGATTTTTCACTGTTTGATAGCGCAGAGGATAGTGCATTTGATCACGGTATAGAGTTTGAGAGTGCTAATCAGATGATGACAATGATTGCCTATGAACTTATTTACCAGCATATTATGCTTACATTAAACGATAGATTTAACAAAACGGAGGAGGCAGCATGAAAGACGTAATACAGGAATATATAGCACTGGTAGAGCGTACAGTACGGACCAATGATATTTTCGCATACCAACAAATTGAGAAACTTGAGGAGCAATACCCAGATTTGGCGGACCTAGTTTATCAAAGTGCTGGTCCAATGGGTTACGACATACAAAACAACGAGGTGACAGCATGAACAACGAAGATCCCATCACATTCAACGATGACAGCTTTGAAGAGTGGCTGAAGAGCTGCCCCGTACCGAACGCGGAGTTTGTACTTGACACTGACAACTACGGATACAGGGCTTTTGTTACCTTTGTAATCGAAGAAGAGGAGTGTTTCTAATGAATCCAACACTGATAGACATACTTGTATTGTTTAGCTTTGTGCCAGTCTGGGCTGGCCTTTGTTACCTGTACCAGCGCTGGACAGATCCACGAGAGAGACGGCGACGACAGCGCAAAGCACGCTATAACAGACGCACCAAAGAACTAGCACGACAGAGGAGACTGCTGCGATGAGAATCACGACAGCGCATAGGTACTATAACGGACCTGCGAATGTGGGTAATAACGGAATTGTTATCGACACCGACAGGTTTTTAGTGGATGTTTACTTAACAACACGTTTCAAGCTATCAACGGCATACGTGCCAGCAGACGAGTTTAGCGGGTATTCCTACGTCGCGTGGCTTGGATGGTTTCATATTGAGATAACTGGGCATGAGGTAATGGAAGCGTGACAGACAAGGTAAAAGAGTGGAGCAAAGTAGATTATTACATGTCGCAGCGTGAGATATCGAAGGTGTTAGGCATAACCGAAACAGATGTTAAACGAATCGAGAGCCGGGCTATTGCTAAACTCAGGCGGTCAGGTAAACTCGAAAGATTCTTAGGAGCAAAGGAGTGAACATGAAACAACCAGACAACGATCATACAAAGATGTTCGGCAACGACGGACCCATCAGTAACGACGCTGAGATAATCGTGTACTACGAGCAGCACGGCCCAGCAGAGCCAGTGTTACGCATACCGTTCTGGTACTACAAAGAGGAGCTGGGAATGTTTGAACACTTTGAAGCGTCAGTACACCGAACAGCGAAGGCACTCAAGGAGTCCTACACGTACTGGCCTGAAGGTTACGTACACGTTCAAACAATTATTAATGACGAATATGTCAACATGATTTAGGAGGAGATATGCACATGATCGGTATTCATACAATATATATCATAGAGTTATACGACGACGTGTGGTCGCAGGTGTGGTCAACAGACTGTATTGAGCAAGCGAAGCACTACGTCCAAACAAAACGTGACAATGGTAAACGATACAGAATTGTCAAGCATACAACGGAGGTTTTATAATGTCAGAACGTAATCTAATGGGACTAGAACTGTACAGTATTTGGAACAAAGATAAAAATCCTAGGTCTAAACCAGCCGATTGGTTTAGGTACAGGAAAGGTGTCAAACACTGGAACCCTAACCGCGACTTGTTAGAAGAAATACTGCTGCCTGTTTTTGAAGCGTATGCAGACAATTATGTGTGGCGTATAGAGGAAGGAGAAGATCCAGAAAAAGCTCTACGTTATGCGATAGCCAACGGGAGAGGCTTAGCTAACGTAACAGCAGGTAGGTTGTCTGTTAATTTAGCTAATGATATTCTTGACTACTTCGTTAACAACGGACATATTGAGGTACTTGAGACTAAACTTAAAGACGCAATCGAAACAGTACAAAACAGTAACGTATACAAGGAGATGCCTTATGAACGATAAAGAAAGCTGGGAAGTATGGCACGACGACTACCAAGATTACTGGGAAGCAAAGGGAAATTACGCGGAGGAGTTTGAACAAGATGACATCGAAGAATATAAACGCTTGCGTGATGAAGAAAAGTAATGTTAGACTCTATGCAGAAAGCATAAAAGACCAACATTTTAATATTAACTTATAAGGTATTTATCCTATGAGTATCTCTAAAGAGAGAAAGATTTCAGAGCTTGTTGAACGGCAGCTAGACTTGTTAACCATTACGGAGGCGTTGAACATTGCAGGTGGTTTCTTTTCTGAACTGTTAGAAGCAATGGACGACGGTGAGATTGACGAACTGTACACTGACATGGGAGCAGGTAGACATGGCATTCACTGAGACACACCAGCCTTGCCCTGACTGTAACAGCAGTGACGGGTTAGCGTACAACGACGACGGCTCAAGTAAGTGTTTTGTCTGTGACGCATACACACCTGCCGACAAGGTAGACAACATCAGAGAGCTAGGTTCTATCAGCGATAAGCCTAAGCCGTCATTTACTCAGACAGAACACCGTTTAATCACAGCGGAGTACCGTACCATCACCGACCGTTTAATAACAGGAACGACGGCGAAGAAGTACGCAGCTCTGAAGCAGGGTGATGTTACAACATTCGGTTACTATGACCCGTCAGATCCTACTAAACCAGTGGCGGCGAAGGTTCGTAACCCAGACAAACGATTCAGTATCGTTGGTGATTGGAAGCAAGCAGGGTTGTATGGACAGCACTTGTTCTCTGAGGGTGGTAAGTATGTAACCCTTGTTGAGGGCGAGTACGATGCCCTGGCTGCACACCAGATGACAGGATCAAAGTTTCCAGTAGTGTCCGTTCGCAACGGTGCGACTTCGGCGGCAAAGGACTGTCGCCTTTTTTATGATTGGCTGAACAGCTTCGAGAACATTGTTATATGCTTCGATGCTGACGAGCCGGGACAGAAGGCAGCAAAGGAATGTGCTGATCTGTTCGGTAACAAAGCAAGGATTGTTAAGCACGTCAACGGCTACAAGGATGCGTGTGATTACCTTGTTAACAATCAATCAGAAGCGTACACCAAAGTATTCTGGTCCGCGCAACCGTACACACCGGAAGGTATCGTTGGTGCTGGTGAGCTACGTGATCTGATTAAGAAGCCACTCACCAAGGCGAAGGTACAGTACCCGTTCGAGGGGTTAAACAAACACCTGTATGGTATACGCACAGCAGAGCTGGTTACTATTTGTGCAGGTTCAGGACTAGGTAAGTCTACTCTCCTACGTGAGGTAGTCAGTTCCATAATGGCACAGTCTGAGGACAACCTTGGCTTGATGTTTCTTGAGGAGACACCTGAGCGTACCATGCGTGGACTAGTAGGTCTTGAACTGAACAAACCGATACACCTACCCGATTGTGAGTACGACGATCAAGACATTGACCTAGTGTACGATACGATGGACTATGAAAACCGTGTCTATCTGTGGGAACACTTCGGTAGTAACGAGATAGAAAACGTACTGGGCCGTATGAGATACTTCGTCAAGGTACTAGGCGTACGTTATATCGTACTGGATCACGTCTCTATCCTTGTCTCTGACCAGAGCAACGGTGATGAACGACGTGCTTTAGATATGATTATGACTAAGCTGCGGACGTTCGTACAGGAGATGGGAATTTGTATGTTCCTTGTGAGCCACCTACGACGCCCTGAAGGGAAGCAATTGGAGGACGGTGCTGTCACTTCCCTTGGTATGTTACGCGGCTCTGCGTCGATTGCACAGCTCTCTGATGCAGTCATCGGTGCTGAACGTAACAGTCAGAGTGACGATCCTATTGTCAGAAACACGACCGTGCTGCGTGTGTTGAAGAACAGGTACACTGGCAAGACTGGTAAAGCCTGTGAAGTATTCTACAATGAAGCAACGGGTAGATTGACACAGCGTAATGAACGTGAGGAACAACCACTTTAGGAGATTGAAATGTCAAAAAGAGTAGGACAATATCAAATAACAGAACCAGACACAGACTCTATTTTATTGGAAGAAGCTTTAGAGTTTTTTAGAAACAAAGGAAAAGCTAAAGTATATTCTTATGGTAAAGGTCAAGTATGTTTCCATCACAGACAAGTTTATTGGTTTGTGTCTAATGAGACAAAGAAATATGCTCCTAGACATAGATCAAACGAACGCTGGTATAGAGCAGACACGCTTGAGTCTATATGGGATGGTATCAATGCTTGGTGTGATTACAGAGATAATAAAAGAAAGGAAACAGAAGAGTGAGATGTATTGCGTGTGACGTAGAGCTAACAGACTACGAAGCAACAAGACGGTATCCTGAGAGCAAAGAGTTTGTAGATTTATGTCTTAACTGTTCTGCTCACAGTCTTTACGATTTTGTATTGATTGATAGGGAAGATTTACGTACACTCGCAGACATAGAGGAGATGGTATACCATGAGCAAGATTGGGAGCTGGATATTAGAGCAGGAACTGTTGATGGAGACTTATCAGAAGTTTAACTACGATCCTGAACGTGACGAATTAAATGAGACGTATCATGAATACCTGTTACTTGGATATAGAAACTACTTTGGATCACTCAACGA